AAACAAGACTATCGTCATGAGCGCCCAAAATTTAAAGTTTCAAGAGATCAATTATCAAATAGTATTGATAATGGTACACTAAAAGAAACGAATAAATATACAGGTAATGAGATTGCTGGTATTGTTGTAACACACAAAAGTAATCTTATGCCAATTCGTAAAGACAACAAACAGGCAGCAGTTGATGCAGCGAGTATGCGTAGATGATTTTAGATAAGCACGTTACTAAAGTAATTAGTAATAATGTAAATATGACGGTGCCATATTATCTTATGGCATCGTATGCTTATTATGAGAAAGACGATCCAATATTATCTGATGATTTTTATGATAAATTAGCAAAAAATATTCTGAAGCAATGGGACAATATTGAACACTATCATAAACATCTACTAAACAAGGATGTTTTAGAAGCAGGTAGTTACATTGGAAAATATCCAACTATCATCTCAGAGGCCCTTAAGAGCTTAAGAAAGACTGCTAAGAAATGAATCAGGATGATAGGGACTTCATCATTAATGCAGTGAATCGACTTTTAAAAGTCCCTTACACAACTCTTACTAATGCTGAAATTGTAAAATTAAAAGGTTTACTTAGAAAATTATGATTACAGTTGAACATAAATATGATCATAGTATTATTACCATTTTAGATAATAATGGAAAAACCGATGATGTTGAAATTATAGTTGACGAAGAACTCTGTTATATTCGTCAGTATACTGATGACGATGATTTTAATATTGTGGTAATATCACCATATATGTTAAAAGAATTAGTAGCAGCATATGATATGGCTGAAGGCTCATATGTTACTGCAGGTAAATCATAAAAAAATAAAAAAAAAATGCATTTAAGGGTTTACAATAGCTCTTATTTGTGTTAGAATAACTATACATTAAGGAGAAAACTATGTTTATGTTCGAATTTGGTTTACTGGTATTTGGCATTATTATTACTTCTTATGTTCTTGGTCGTAGAAGTGCAAAAGAAGAAAACGTTGAAGGTATAGTCGATATTGTAATTACTAGACTATGTCACGAAGGCTATATTCATTATGAAGAAATGGATGATGGCGATTATGACTTGATTAAGATAAAGGACTATGATAATGGTAGCACGTAAGACATCAAAAAGAGCTAAAGTTAAACCAACATTTTCTCGACGTGCAAGAACTGGTTTTGCGGCTGCGCCTCAAGATAGCTTTCGTAATTTTAATGATTACGTCCGAACAGAAGTTGATAAGAAAGATGTTATAAGCAAGATTAAGTCTTATATCAGAAAAGTTGTTCCTAAAGCTGACGCCAGAATTGCTATGGACGCGCCTGAGTGGTCCTTTGCGGGTCTACCTTTATTGGCATCTACTATCGTATGGAAAGAAATGGATAAAGAATTCCCAGCATGGTGGGATGCTGATAAGGTTCTAAAAAAGCATGTAAAGGAATTACTAGCTCGCGGTAGAGCTAAGCAAGCTGAAAAGGCTAATAAGCCAGAGGAAACTGGTCCAGTAAAGAAAACTATTCAAGAAATTATTCAAGAGCGTACATCCGAATTCATTGGCGGAATTGATAATATTGTAGATAATTGGGAGACTGCTGGCGACTATTCAGTCTACGATGAATTAAAGAAAATCGATGCTCCATATAATATGGCTAAGACTGCTCTTACGTATTATACGCCTCAGATGAATGAAATCAATGAGCTTGTCAATGATAAGCCTGAAGATCTTATTGAAGCATATTCAAACTGGTCGACATCACGTCGTAAAAAATATTTAAAATTTCTTACCGAACTATGTGCTGAAATCGAAAAGTATATGGCTTCGAAAAAAGCTTTGCGTGCTACTCGTAAACCCAAAGTTAAAACTGCAGACAAACAAGTTGAAAAACTTAACTATGCAAAAGAGTCGAAAGAATATAAGCTAACATCTATTACGCCTACTTCAATTATCGGTGCAATGCGGCTTTATACTTTCAATACGAAATATAGAGAATTAACTGAATATGTGTGTCAAAAGGCAATTGGCTTTGAAGTCAAAGGTACTACTATTCTCGGATTAGATGCTGACCTATGTCGGAGCACACGTCTCCGTAAGCCTGATGAATTTATTCCAGCAATCTTGAGTAAATCATCAACACAGATCAATAAAGAATGGTCAAAGCTTACGACTAAAACATCAAAAAATGTTAATGGTCGTATTAATAAAGATGTTATCATATTAAGAGCTTTGGCAAAGTAGAAAGGAATAAAATGAGCGAAGAAATACAATTTATGAATCGTGCAAAATTTAGTAAAATTATTGAATCACAGGTAATTGATAAGAAGCTATCGTATATGGACGCAGTAATTGAAACATGTGATATGACAAATATCGATCCACAAGATGTTAAAAAGTTTATCTCAAAAGTAATTAAAGAAAAAATCGAGGCTGAAGCGATGAGTCTTAATTTTTTACCAAAACAAAATGAATTGCTATTTGAATGATACGTTGGTACGACTATGTAGCAGTGGCCATCATGACAGTGTTTATATTTCCAGCGATAATAATGATATTACCGCCAATAATTAATTTAAATGCTATTATACCTCTATATGCTTCTTGGTATATGTGGGTAATGTACTGCGATAAAAGACAGAGTATGGAAAATGACAAATGAGGAAATAAAAGAATTTATTAAAATGTTTAAAGGAGTGCTACCAGACCCAGACAACTATCCGACAACTTTTGACTACTATTATCAACTATATAAACATATAAAACAAAGGAACTAAAATGCTTGAACTAATTATGATCACAATGCTCTTTTTGAATGACAATGAAGAGTTTTTTAATGCCGGTCCGGCAAATAAAGAAGCTGGCCGTACATGGCAATATACTGGAACTCAACCTGTTCCTGAAGGCCATGTTGCGATCCCATCAGTTAATCCAGATACTGGTAAAGAAACAGTTATTTTTATCAGAAAATAATGATATATAATAATGTACAAATCGTACAATATATTGTATAATAATTCAGTAATATAAAACATAATTCAGCAAATATAAGGAATATAATATGTCTTTTGCAAATCTTAAACGTGACCGCGGTCAAATCAACAAACTCGTTGCAGCAGCCGAAGCTGTTGGTGGAGGGGCTTCTTCAAATAAATATACAGATGATCGTATGTGGAAGCCTACTGTTGATAAACAGAATAATGGTTATGCTATTATTCGCTTTCTTCCAGCTACTGAAGGTGCCGAACTTCCATGGGTTCGTTATTGGGATCATGGTTTTAAAGGTCCAACTGGTAAATGGTATATCGAAAAATCACTTACATCTATTGGTCAAGACGATCCAGTCGGAGAGCTTAATAGTAAGCTATGGAATACTGGACTAGAAGCTGATAAAGAAACCGCACGACGCCAAAAACGTCGTCTACATCATGTATCAAATATTCTAGTTGTATCCGATCCGGGTAATCCTGCTAATGAGGGTAAAGTATTTCTTTATCAGTATGGAAAGAAAATCTTCGACAAATTGATGGATGCAATGCAACCAGAGTTTGCAGATGAAGAGCCAATCAATCCATTTGATTTTTGGTCTGGTGCTAACTTTAAACTAAAAATTCGGGATGTTGAAGGCTATCGCAATTACGATAAATCAGAATTTGCTCGTCAAGAAGTATTGTCTGATGATGATACAAAGCTTGAAGGAATTTATAATTCCATGCACGATTTAAACAAGTATGCAGAAGGAGGCTATAAATCATATGCTGAACTAAAAACTAAGCTAATGAGTGTACTAGGTGAAGCAGCTGTTGGTGGTGCGCCTACTATGGCTCAAGAACGCAGTCTAGGTGAAGAACGCCCTGCGCCTGCTATTAAAGCAGTTCCTGAGCCGGCAATAAATGCAGTATCAAGTTCAGATGATGAAGATGATATTATGTCTCATTTTGCTAATTTAGTTAATGATTAAATATAACTGAGAAATGCCGGCATTAAGCCGGCATTTTTTTATTAATATACTCTAAGATGTTGTCTATTTGGTGGACCCCATCCTTCAAATCTAGGGTCCATTTTGGCAAAAGAAGATCCAACCGGAGGATTTGGTATAACTACTGGTGCTGTTGATGAAGTTGTGCTATTGTCAATGTTTCCAATTAATACGCCCTGACCCTGACTTCTTGAAGCTTCTAAACTAAAATAGGCATCTCTTAATTCATCAGCAGCTCTTTGCTCAGAAGGCATAAG